GTGGCGGTTCGCCGGGGCCCTCCGAGACGCGACTCGGACCCGCAACCTAGTGTACTCGATCGGTGTAGTGCACATGCGTCCCTCTCCAGAGATGCCATCCCGCTGCGCGGTCATGATGGCACCATCAACCCCTCAGTATGGAGCGGGTGGGACGACTTCTCCAATTAACGGATGGAAAACCGGGCTGTCCTCTGACTCTCACTTCCCAATAGGGAAGAGCCCACTGTGGCCAACGGCCTATTGGACTGGTTGGGTTGCCACCCTCCACAGCGTATCGCTCTGTTCGCGGGTGTTTAACGAGTACCACTCGAACCAACTCAAAAGTCAATATCGTACGGCAGGGCCGAAATGGTGCAATTGGTTTCCGTCACTGTAGTCGCTGTGATGGCGAAGGTGATTGTCCCGACAGCCGAAGTCGGGCGGAACGTCCAGTAGCACATAGCGACGGTGCTCCCGGCTCCAATAACAACCTGACCATAGACCTGGGTGGCAGCACTGTAGGATGGGACAACGGCCGAAATGGCCGTGCCAGCAATGATCATCCACATTCCATACTCTACAAGCTGGTTGACTCCACTCAGTTCCATGTTCTTCACCGCAATCACATTCCCCACAACCTCATCCAGGAGCAACCCTCCAAAAGTGGGGGTATTTCCGAACGGGTTGCTGGCAGAGGCTGCTGTAGCAACTCCATTGACCCACAGGGCCATGATCTGCCCCGTGGGTCGCTGCCCGGGTGTCCAAAGTTCGACCTCGTACTCCACGCCAATCTCGCCAATGATGGCGTCAAAAGGATTGGCTCCATCAGTGATGAAGAAGAACCTCCCAACATCATACAAAGCAGCAGCATCGGCCTGCAGTGTGGTGCTACGGATGAACCTCCTCGGTCCCCCGGTATCCAAGATCTCTTTAGGGACATCAAGCTCCAGGGGGGCCCACATGTTGCCGTTCGCCCTAACATGATAGGTGGACGCAATTTGCAACGTGCGAGGATTGGTGTCACTCGACTTCGGATCAAGCAACATGATGATTTGCCCTGCTTGAGTAGCAGCGCAACGTGGATAGTACACAAACTTGAGCCTCCTAAAACGGTAGGTCTCAAAATTGTTGGCGACACCGGACAACCACGGAAAAACCGTGGAAAGTCCGGGGCCGACGGCCTGAGCATGGTTCACAGTGAACGCAAGCTTGCCCAACGGCCAGTCGAACAACTCGGAGTGCGCAATAACAACGCACTCACCCTCGCTACGAATGCGAGGATTGCGACTTTTCATCGTCTTGTTGACGGCAAGGTTCGCGCCCTTGTTACCGGCCTTGCCGGCATTCACGGCCTTAGACCGCTTTGGTTGATTAGATTTCTTCATTATGGGATACCGATGAGAACTCCAAACCCTCCTAGGTGTGGGTGGTCTACCGTTGGCTAAGGCACATCTGCCCCCAAACGCAGCACACAAGTGCACTGCTCCAACTGGTTAAACCGCACCCCACCCATAAGAAAGGCCAGATAAGAATCGGGACTGTTCATTGAGAGACCGGTATGAGCCGTGCAGTCTCTTGGCGATTTGGTTCGCATGGAAAATTTTACGCTTGGATCGCAACCATTTTGGTCAAACGGTGGAACAGGTCAGATATGGTTTGCTATCAGTGCCAACCAAAGTCAGCATCATCATTAGCAGCGCTACGTCACAGCGCTAAAGCCACACCCGCCCACCGTTGTCTCTCAACCCCATGCGTATCGGGACGCCTCCCCCTGGTGCACACAGGCACTCACTTTCCAAGGTGAGTGAGGTCAAACATGTTGACAACATCATCTACTACCGGGTTCTTACCCCAGCAAGGTGTTAACCGCTGATACTCCACCTCCATGGCTCTCTGCAAATCAGGCCAGATGTCAAATGCCAAGGCGAACGACTCACGAGCAACCTCGCTCGGTTCGGTGAACTTATAATGAAGTCCACGAGCTAGATAATCAAATCCTGTCTCCAGCTCTCGCCTAGCATACCTGGCCCTGATCGAATCTCCACGCCGCGACAAAGCGTCAACATCCACTCCTCGACCCAACATCGAGTAGTAGTGACCCAAGACTGGCAGATCACCGGCTAGCGCCAGCCCACATTCGGCTATAGCTGCTCGCTGGTAATTCCACTCAGGCTCAGAATTGATCGCTTTGACAGAGTAGGAATCCTTTGTCAGAGAGGCGCGCGGATCCCTTACCATTCTCCACTTCCCCAGACTAACCTGGACAGGCCTTGATTGGCAAAAGTCCACTCGCTCAAGGATGTTTGATACCATCCCTGGCTTCATGGTGATCCCCAACTGCGCGAAGAACTGAGGCAACGCATCTAGATGATGCTGATCTTCCTCCTCACAGATGAGTATGCAATCGTCACCATCATTAAGCAAGGCGACTTTGCAAGGGAGCATTCGAATGAAGGCATGCATACACTGGCACATAATAGTGACGTTCCCGCAGGCGGTGTTTGGGTCGCCGGAACAGCGTCGACCAGAGACGGAGTAACGAATATCCCCGTCTACACACCTCACAAAACCTGTGTTGCGTAACTGCATGTTGAGCAAATCATGAAGCTCGCGCTCATCGATCATAGACGTGTATGTTCCATGCTCTACCTCTAGAATAGGAACACTCATCGTCTGATCCCAACGCTTAGCATCAAAATCTTTTGAAACTGGCCGCCGGAACTCATTCCAAGCGGCACTCAAGGCCATGCCCCTTTGATCGGCATTCAACCCCTTCATAACGGTCTTTCGTCCAAACAGCTTGTCAATAGCCTTGAACAAAACGGGTTCGATGGCACGGATGTACATTCCCAACGCAACCAGGTATCGAGGGGTCCTGGGTTGGATAATCCTTGGATCAGGATCGTCATCTGTTGAGAAATCCAACTTCTCAGCCTTGACGAAGGTAGAGAGGTAGGCATCGCGAGGGCAGATAGGATCAACCTGCAATGACTCATAAGCTTTGACATATCGAGCCTTCTTGGATCCACCAAAAGGGGCAATAAACTGATCAAAAGTCATCTTCGAGACAGGCTTAACGTGTCTCAAAATCGCGTTTCGTGACGGACCTAACAGCTGACGGACCAGCTGTCGGGGCGGATCTTGCATAGGAAGCAAATTGGGAACGCCCCCAATCACTACTTTTCTCAACAGGACTCGTGTCAGTAATCCACGTAGTGCTGTCTGTACATCGGCATTGTGCACGCGGTAAGTCCGCCCCCCACCGACTGGGGCTAGACTATAAAGGTACCTCGCTTTCGCGGCTCCCTGCGCGGTTTCCTGGACTGCCACATACTCAACCCCCTGTCCAACCGCATTAAATCGCAACACGTGCGCTTGCCAGTTAGACTGAGTGGCTGAGACACCAGGAACCCTTGCAGGGCCCCACTACTTGGAGGTGCGGACAAGAGAGTTAAGTCGACTCGTCAACGGATTGTGGACACCTACTAAATTCAATGCCCACTCCGTCCAGCTGTCTTCCGTACTAAACAACTGGCTAAGATTAGCCTCCTCCTCGGTTGGAATGAATGCAAGCTGGGTGAGAACGGTAACCATATCATTGAGGTCTGTACCTCTAATCTTCGGCCGATGCTCTAATATGATAGTACGCATCTCCCTCCTCACCAACTGCTCAGTAGCAGCAGTTCTTTCCGGTGTTCCTCGTTTAGCTTTAAACTCCGCGAGGACCCACGTCCGGAAAGCACCCAGTGGCATAAGTTTCCACTGGGGCTTCTTGTATTCTGGGTAGCGCCACCTGACTTTCTCTACCTCATCCACCAAGTCCCCGGCTGGTATGGCCAGGGCTCTCCTCCGCCTCACGGCAGCCCTCCACCTAATCAACACTCCTATGAGTGTGAAAAGGCCTGATCCGAACACCAAGGGTGCTATCCGGACCAACGCTGCCGTCGGTGATGGCACGCCGTGCCTCACCAAAAGATCAGCCGCAAGTGCTACGACTGACCGGAGTGTGACGTTTGCCCCCGCAGGCACCATCACCTCTACTCCTCCAAACTTCATCTTGATAAACGACATGAATTTGGTACGCTCTACTTTTTCTCACTGGTAAATGAAAGGGCTCG